CCTCGGAGTCGCAAGGGCGTTCTGTTTGGTCAGCCGCTCGACCTCGGCCTTGAGGCGGGCGTTCTCGGCCTTCAGCTTCTCGATCTCCGCGTCGCAGGCAGCGACAGCCTGGTCAGCGATGTGCAGGGGTATCATTTTCATAGGACGTTGAACCAGGCGCGCCCGGCGTTGATACCGAACTTGATGGTACAGCCATCGCAGTGCTGCTTGGCGGCGTGGGCGGCTTCGGCCAGCATCAGCTTCGCCTTGGACACTGACAGGTCCTTAGTGTAGATAAGGCGGTTGATGTGCTCGACCTCGGTCGCCATGTGCCGGGTTGCTAGTTGATGGTGGGTCAGGTTCATAGGGGTTGCGAGAGAGTAGCGTCCACGGCGGCGATGCGCTCACCAATCCAGCGCATGACCGGCACGGCCATGCTATTGCCGATGGCACAATACCTCGGTGCGTCGCCGCAGTCCTCCTCGGACTTACCCTTGTAGGGAATTCGGCTCCAGTTGTCAGGGAAGCCTTGCAAGCGTTCGCACTCGACCGGCGTCAGCCTGCGAATCGTGCGCGGAGGAATTGCAATATGCGGATTCTGGTAGCCGCTGTCGGTGGAAAGAGTAGGGAAACTATCCTCCGAAGGGTTGGAGCCGCCCTGCCGGCGAATGTTGCCTGGCTGGAAGGCGACCGGCTTCATAATCATGGTAAGCTGATCGCTACGGCTCCAGTCATGGCTGGTCGTCTCTAAGGCGAAAGCGGTGTTTGCGTCTGAGTATGATCCGAAGATTCGCTCTCCGCAACGGCCTTCAACGCCATCTTTAGCACGGGCGGTATGTTCTTTTTTCGACGCTCCCCCCTCTTCAGAATCCCCGCGCAGGCAGTCGGACTCAAATAGTACCGCTGCGGCAGGTCGCCAGTTTCCAAGATATCCGACAAGAAAGACTCTTTTACGACGCTGGGGCGTTCCGAAATATCTTGCGTCGAGGACTCGCCAGGCGAGCTGATACCCGACTTTAACCAGCGAATCTTGGAAGGCTGCGAAATCAAAACCCCCGCCGCTGGATAGGACTCCCGGGACGTTTTCCCATAAAATCCATTTAGGACGAATTCGTTCAGCCAGTCCTGCAAAGGCAAGAGCGAGTTTGCCGCGCGGATCATCCATTCCTCCCCTCTTGCCTGCGATTGAATAGGACTGGCAGGGAGTTCCGCCGCAGAGGAGGTCCACATCTCCAGTTGATAGGGGCCACTCGGCGTGTTTGGTGAGGTCTCCATAGTTAGGTACGTTGGGGAATCGGTGTTTGAGGATGGCTGATGGGAAAGGTTCGATCTCAGAAAAGCCGACGGGAGTCCAGCCCATGTGATGCCATGCTACGGACGCTGCTTCCATGCCGGAGCAGACAGAAAGATAGCGAATTTTGTTTGGTGTTTCGCTCATGGGTGGCTGTTTGTATTTGTACTGATTACTGGGGTTTTCAGAAATAAACAAGTATTGATCTTGGCTTGTGGAAATAGTGAAGACTTTGTCTTCGTAAATAAGAGGGCCGGTTCCTCCACCTTTCACGCCTGGACGAACTGGACCACCCTTCGTACCAGAGCAATTACCCCCCCCCGTACCTTGAAGCAAATGGGTTTCATTTCCCATAGAAATACTTCATCTGGATGCGGCGTCCATCAAAAAAACGAAGCCTAATTTGCTTCAGCTCGCCGGCCTTGACCAAGTCCAACGCCCATGACCGCGCCGTCGTGCGGTGAATCTTCCATTCCTTGGTCAACTGGTCCAAGTCCTTGAAGCCCTTCGGAATCTCGTCGGCCCCCTTGGACTTGAGTTTGTAAAGTTTCTTCAGGACTTCTTCGGTCTTCATACTGGCAGAATCCATTCGTCTTGGCCGTGCGGCTGCTCATGCACCCACGGGATGAGTTTCTCGTCGGTATAGTAGCCGAAGACCATGCCCTGCGACCAGGCGAACGTGGCCCTGCGCGTATTGGCATAATCCATAGCCCCCCGGCGGGTCAGGGTGCCGACGCTGATGCCGGTCGGAGTATCGTCCCGTCGCCCGGTCATGCGACCGACCTTGTGGGTGTGGGCGAAGATGACGTTCCCGTACATTTCGGCCATATCCCGAGGGGCGTTCTCGCCGAAGACGGTGCCGTGGGTAAACTTGTAGTTGGCCAACTGGAACGCCTGCCAGATGCCCGTGTACTCGATGAAGAGGGCTTTACGCTTCCGGCAATGCTCGGTGATGTCGTTGATCAGGCGGAGGGCGTAGCCGGAATAGATTTCGTCGTCCGAGGCTGCTTCCCGCCACAGGCGTACCTCATGGTTGCCGGCCAGAACGACGTTCGGGCGGAGCTGGTCTAGAAATTTAAGCCCCCCCCCGATATCGGGTTCGACGGCGTCTCCCTTCCCCCGCGCCGAGGACATGAACGGGGTCATGTCCACGAAGTCGCCTAGGTGGACGGTCATATGGGGCTTGAACCGTTCCTTGAACTTTAGGACGCCATCGATGGCCTTCGGATCGGCGTACATCCCGTGGGAGCAACCGACCGCCATAAACCGCTTCCAACCTTTATTGATGTTCATTGTTATTGTTAGGCAGGTGTTTAGGGGGGCGACCGATGCCGGACCAGATGAAGGAGACCTTCATGCGGGCGGCGGCTTCCTGCACGGCGCGGAGGCTATACTCGTAGGAGTAGGCGGTTTCCTTGGCGGTCAGGCCATGTTTAATGCCCTCGAGGACGGCCAGTCTTGCCGGCGGACGCCCGTAGCAATTGATTTTCTGGCGGCTCATCGGTTGAGCAGGTTGACCGCCTGGTGATCGCCGTTGTGCAGTTCCCAGAATTCGACGTTGGAGCGGCGGAGGGTCGGCAGCACGGTGCGTTTCCACTTGGCCATAGCGTCGGCGAACTCGTCCCGGCTGTAGGCCACGAATTCGGGATGCTCGACTTTGCCCCCGTCGAGGATGACAAGTAGGGCGTGGCAGCGGCGGGGCATCTTATGGGTATACTGGGTAAGGTTGATAGGGGGCTTTCTCATGTGCGATGTTTGGAGGGTTTGAGTTTAAGTTTAAGGTGTCGGGCGGCTTCGTAAAGGCTGGCGCGGCGGTAGCCGTACTTGACCTCGATGTCGGCGTAGGTCAGGCCGGCGGCGTGGGCTTCGATGACCGCTTGCTTGATTTTGCCGTAGTTGTTGGGGCGGAGGGTTGAGGTTGCCATTTGTTCCAAGGTTTGGCCATCAGTTCGTTCCAGCGATCACGGTCGGCCTTGTTCACCCGTGCTGCCAGTCGTTTCTCATGGGGGGTAAGTTGCTTCAAGCCTGGAAGCATAATCTCAGGCCGACGCTTCCTCACGGCTGCTTGCCCTCCTTGGCGGGTTTGTCTTCGCAAATGCGATACCTTCCTCCCACATTGGAAAAGGTGTAGCATCCGCAAGGCTTACCCTTCCGGCATCGGCGTTCAGTCCACTCAAAGCAGGAAAGGTAAGACCAAACGGCATAGAGCAATGCTCCACCAGCCGCACCGATGATGAACCATTCGGCGCTCACGGCTGCTTGCCCTCCTTGGCGGCGTTCCAGCGTTGGACGGATTGGTGAACGATTGTCGGGCCGTTGTAATCTTGGGCCATCTCCTCGTTGAACTGAATAGAGGAAGCCATCGCATCCCCGGCCTTGGTCAGCCGCTCGACCTCGGCACGGAGGATTAAGTTTTCGGGTACAAAGACAGCCGTCAACCGCTCGACCTCGGCCTTGAGCCGCTCGACCTCATCTTTGAGTTGAGCAACATTGAGCGACAGGGAATAAATACCCTTATGGAGATGAGCGTTTTCTGCTCCAACTCGCTCGACCTGTGCTTGCAGTTCCTCATTCGGGATGATGGTGCGGGTGGTGAAGGCGGTCAGCCGCTCGACCTCGGCGCGGAGGATTAAGTTTTCGGGTACAAAGACAGCCGTCAGCCGCTCGACCTCGGCCTTGAGGCGGGTGCATTCGGCGTCCAGCTCGTCGCAGATTTCCTTATAGCGGACTAGGTCGGACTGAGCCTTGACCATCTCTCCCCACTTCTCTGGGTCGACCGGGATATACTTGCTCATCAGTTGTTGTAGCAGGCACGACGAATCGTGCGTTCGTGATGTTTCCAGCCGTAGCCCGGAACGTAAGCGCGGACTCGACCGATGACGTCCTTGCCGACCAAGGTGATCTGGACGCTCATATCGTCGTCGTGGCAACTCAAACCCGTGCAGTCAGGCGGCAGGTTTTCCATCATGTTCACGATGGCGTTGTCTGCCCAGACCTCAAAGCCCAGGCGGTCGATTTGATCTCTGTCAGGTTTCATCGGTAGATGTGGTAGATTTCAGACGCTACGGCACGGATGCCCGAAGGGTCAACCGCCAATCGGGTATGCAGTATCTGCATCGACGACATCATGTCCGCCAAGCTGCCCGCCTCCTCGTCGTTCGCCGGCCCG